CCATACCGTTTCAGTAGGCATAGATATAGTGCCGTTATCAATACCATCTAAGAATAAATCTATGTTAGTTGGATTAGCGTTTAAAGCTTCTAAGCCCATGAGCTGTATAAATCCATGCTGGCTTCTACCGGGTATAGTTGTTCCAAAATCACTAGTGCCATCATACCACGTACCCCCACCAAAGTGCACACCTCTTACATCTGCCTCTGCCCATCGGCCCATAACTGTAGTGCCTTCTAAGTTAGGCCTAATGAAATTTCGGTATCCTAAAGCTTGGCTGTAGTTATTATTAGGTGCAATGCCATGGCCAAAACCACTAACTAAAATGCGCTCATTGTTATCTTCAATAGATGCTCTATTTACGTTACCCATTCCTGTAGCGCTTCGCTGATTACCACTTGTATTAGTGATATTGCTACCGCCTACATTATTAGGTGAGCTGATAATACCCGGTGTTCCATTAGTTCCTGTAGTAGCATAGCACTTACCTTTATCTGTGCTCCATGTGTAGCCATAAAATTCACAGCACGTTTGCGATCCTACACTTACATCTCCATTATAATCTAAGAAATCTACAGCTCCTGTAGTAGCGTTAATTGTATCGGGTGTGTATTCGCATAGCGCTCCTATGTTCAGTATTCGCATAAGCTTGCACTTAGTTACTTGCTCATCAGCTACTATGTAATCTGTTAGCTCTATTACTCTCCACATCGCATCCTTAATCCAAATCTTATCATTAAACTTTAAGCCGAATACATCAGTTAAATCAAGCTGAAAATAAGCCTCCATTATCTTCTGTTCATCATCGTAAAGCTCTGCAATATATTCTCTCCAATATCTATCAAATAGAGTGTGAAGAGGCATAGTTTCAATTGGATGAGGAGGAATCTCTTGCCCAAAGTTCAAGTCATTAGTTCCTATTTCAGTTGGAATAGCTGAATAGTGGCTAAGTAGCGGAATGTTTATAGAACTTGCAGAGCCAACAGATTCATCAAATAGCATTATAACAGCTGATTCAGAATAGTCTCTTCTATAAAGAATACGCGCGCCAGGTGTCATAAACTGCCCTGTTTCACTAACGTATTTTGGAATTACATAAGTAGTATTAGGTATAAGATCACAAGGTGAAGCGCCAAAGTTTAGTTCTACAGCAAAATCACTAGTGCTAAAATCATTACCCGGATCAGTAAGCCTAAGCTCTCCGTAAATTCTTTGAGCGCCTTTTTTATACGCTGCATTAAATCTATCTCCCTGCTCTTTGTAGCTCCACTTTAAAACTCTTTTTCTTATATCGGATGCAGGGGTAAGAGTAATGTCTTTAGATAAGTCAAGCTTACCTGTCCAATCGTAATCAGCTCCACTACCTAAATACTCTACCATTGGTATTATCTCAACAGCATTAGGTAGATTCGGGTTAGGAACTAATACAGCATTAAACATTTTGAGAATATCTCTAAGGAAATCTACCTGCTTTAGTTCAGGGGCATTTCTTAAAAAATTAACACTTTGTGCTTGTGTCTCTGATGTTACAAATGAAGTAAAAAATTTACCAAGAGCATCTATTTTTATAGTTGTTTCGCTACCATACTGCCCATAAATATAAAGTCTTATTTCATCTCCTGTTATTAATGATAAAGTCTTAGAACAGTTTGCGGGTATAGGAAGCAAGCCTTCCAAGCCTAGCTCATATTGCTGTGTCCCTTGATCAAAATACATAAAAGAGTTAGTAAGCCCTTGGCCATTAGTCATGGGTATAATCGTTTCTACCCCATTTCTTGTTCTTCCTAAATTTATATCATACGTGCTAATAAGGCTCCATGATGAACCTGTACGATTTATAAGAAAATCGACATTAAAAGTAATGTTAAAATTTCCTTGAGCAGTATACACATCTGAAAGAAAACTATTTGAAGGATCTAAAGTCTCTACCCATCCTGTTAACTGTTTTTTATATAAAGTTGTGTTAGGTATTTGATCAAGAGTAAATGTTTGATCTGTTGTATAGTTAGAATTAAATTTAGCCTCATCATTAGTTAAAGCTCCAATGGTTAGTGGATTATTTACATAAGGAATATACATATGATAGAGCTCATCATTTATAGTATCTCCACTCCAGCTAAAGCCAGCCTCAGTAATTATCTTATTTAACAGCCACTTTGCCTGAACAGCTAAAGTTAATTCAGAAGTGTAAATTGGATTAATTGTACTTATTATTCTTCTACTATTTGTAGCGCTATCTTCACTCCAATTTTGCCCACGATCAGTTAAGGTGTAACAGATGTTATTATCTAATAATCCATTCCAGTTAATATCTTCAATATTTTCATAAGTATTCTCATGAGCTAAATCTGTATAATCTAATTCACTGATTAGCTTATCTCCAATGCTGCGAGCTAAGTCTACGGTCTCACCAAAGAATGCTATTACAAATTCATGTATCTGCCCCTGATGCGTTACTGCCTGCTTAAATTGAATATGTCCTTCTGCAATGGGTAAAGTATTAACGCTTAAAATAGCCTCTATTTTTCTGAGTACATTAATCTGCGTAGTGTCGTTGTTCAGTAAAGTTGGGCTGTATTGCTGCCCAAAGAAATCTACGTTATTCTTAGTAGCAGGGATTCTGAACTCACGCGAGAAAGCGCCCCTGGTTGTGAACTCAGATACACTGTTGAAGTTAGATGAGTAGCTTATGCTCTCATTCTCGTATAGGTCTACTAAGGTAGCAGCTCCATTGCTTGCCGTTACTGTTAACAATACTTCTGCTCTCATGCTGTATAGTCGTTGCTAAATTTTAACATCAATTCTAAATCGTTCTTTACGTAGCTACGCGATTTGATAGCTGTATAGTTATTGCTATCAATTACTACGGGAGTAGCTGAGCCCTTATTACCAATAATGTAAACTGATTCGGAGTAGATAAGATTCTTAAGGTATTCAAATTGGCCTTCCGTTAAGAAGTCAGTTCTAACTCTTAGCATCTTCTCTACAAATGGGCTGCGCTCAGTTAGGCCTCTATCGTATGTGTTGAATCCAAATGCTTCCCCTGCATCAGCTGTGCCATAGTTACCTACTACCTTTCTGTAGCGCTTGCGCTCCACTGAGTAATTTTCCTCACTACGTTTAGTAAAATTGAAATAGTCCCATCCACCTCGGCTATTAGTCCAGCCTAATCTTACCTTATCAAATCTGCATTCATCTGCTGCTTTGAATACTGCTATTGATCGTGCAGTTGCCGAGCCTCCTGCATTTCTAAAGTTAATTAGGTAGTGATGCCATGTAGCTTGCAAGCCAAAAACGTCATTTATATTAGCGGGTAAGATAGGAAGATGGTTAATAGTTCCTGCTGCAATTACGCATGCCAGTGTATCTGTTTGAATAGGTGTTCCTGCTTCGTTGAATTGTACTATCTGAATGTCATCTATTGCATTGCCTATTAAAGTAGAGCCATCATCAGCAGGAACAGTGAGCACTCCCCAATCATCTTCAAAGCCTGTTATGCCTATCGTGTTAGCGCCCAAAGAGTATTGGCTTAATACATCATCCATAGCATAGGTGCTTCGATATAAATCACTCATGATTTGACTACCGCTGCCGTCTAATGCAAAGTAATCAGATGGATCAGGATTAAAGCCATCACTAATCTGAAAAGCTGCATTGATTAAAGCGCTGCCATCTAATGGGTATTGAGTAGCTTGCACTTCAAATAAGCCAAGTACCTCATAGCCTTCTTGTATAATTGTGCTAATGCCCAAAATATTACGCGAGGTAGCAGCATCTTGCACCGTTATGGATGCGAATAGTGAAGGTGCAGCATCTGTGCTGTTAACTCCTAAATCCATTGCCTGATTCACTACGGGGTTAAGGTCAAATACTAGCGCTCCTGATAAGTTAGGCTGCACGTAAAAGACATTTGAAGTAGTGCCATTGCTTACCGTTATCACATAGCGAAAGCCAGGCTGCCCTATGTTAGTTGACGTAGCCACTACTATAAGCTTCTGCTTTAGTGCTGTAAATATGTAGGGCTGCTGCTGTATTGTAATAGCCATTATGCTGGTTTAATATTAGTTAGTTTTCTCGTTTGGTTTAAGATGTAGATGTTCACAGCTTCGGCCATTGCAGCATTAAGCTGCGGAGCGTAATCAGGTAGCGTTTCTAAATAGGCATCTCTCCAATAATATAGGGGAGCAATACCTTTCTTTTCAATGCTTATAGCCATTGCATTAGCCACTCTTAATCTTCTATCCTCATCTTTGTTTACTGCGCTCTTAGCGAACTTAGTCATCTTGCCTGTCTCACCCATAGCACGTAGTTTAATCTTCTTTAGATTCATCCAATTAAGGATAGCCTCTACCGGTGGCTTGGCTGCGCCTGCTGCAAAGCGCTTATCTATACCTGGGTAGTTGCTCTCCTTACCTTGTCTACCATACTCTACCCATGCTGCATAAGCAGCAGTAGATCCAAAGCCGATAGATGGAGTAGCACCGCTAACATCTAAATCATAGTAGAGCGAAGCTGCTAGCGTGCCTGTTGTATTAGCCTTTCTTTTCTTGCCGTAGCGTGTCTGCTGGATGCGAATGTTTGAGCGCGCGCTTTCTGTAACGGATTCCCCGAAATCTAAAAGCACATCGTATAGCGCTCCCTGTTCGAATAGCTCAGCAAGTATGCTCATGCTGGCTCCTCAATCTCCTCTGTTATTGTAATGTAGTTACCCCACTCAATAGCTTCTTGTTCGTTGAGCGTTTCGATGTAACCGTTCTCGGTTATCATTCGGTATTTAGTTAGTGTCATTTAGCGTGGTGTTGTTAATACGTTTTCATAACCAAAATAGTCGCAGAACACACTTCTACTTGTTATGCCTATTGTTTTAACAATAGACTGCTTTACGTTAAATCCACGAGGATTATTAGCAGCAAGCCATTTCGGAATATTGGTTGTATGTGTAGCTACTAAAGTGCCGTTAATATAGAAAGCAACAGAAGTAGCTGCTGCATTAACTTCTATTCTTAATTTAGTCCACGCGCCTGCTGTTACAGCTACTGAAGTTGTGGTAAGTGTACGAACACTCCCATTACAGGTCTGCGTTTGCCAGTTAGGAGTAGCGGCAGTTCCGTTCTGTGTTGCGCCCTCATCGTAAGTAAAAAATGTGCCGTTGCTTTCAGCTCCATTTGTCGCTGCACTACCAAATCCTGAAATAAATCTAAATCGTTCCAAAGATGTAGAAAGTGTTTCTACACAAATAGATGTTTCAAATACCCACGTACCGCCTCCGAAGAAAAATTGCGCACCAATAAAACCTTCGTTTATGTGTGTAGCGTAACCAGTTGCCGTTGTTCCTGTTTGATATTGAGAAAATCCTATTTGACTTGCAGTTGCGTTTGGTATATTCGTTACTTGTCGAATAACACTTGCTCCTGCTCCACTTGTAAATTGTGTAAAGTTTGGTGTTAAAGTAGCTGTATTATCAAAGTCGGTAAAATACTGAATACCTCGCTTAAATTTATCAATAAAAGATAATCCATTTACCGCGTCTACTGTTGGAAATTTAACGCCTGTACCGTCTACTGCTAAAGAGTTTTGCTTATTGGCTGTGTTTTCGGGGGTGTAACCTAAAGCACTTGCAACCG